ACCTTCCGCAATCAAGACATCAAAGTGATGGTTGAGAAGGCTGAAGGTAAGAACTGGGGCTTTATGTTCCTTGGTGCAAACATTGACGCATTCCATGCCGGTGCTGCAATGGGCTTCAATATGAATAACACTATGCAGTTCAACACTGCTAATGCTGCTGAGACCATGCGTTCTGCATCATCTATGGCTTCTCGTATGAAAGGTGACTACGCTAAAGGTATGGGCACTATGGATTCTTATGTTGCCTCTGCATTCACTGTTGCTGAGCGTACCGCTGCTGTGGGTAACACAGATGCAGGGAAGTAAGAACCCTTACGAAGTTCGACTCGACATTCTCAAGATGGCACAAGAAATGCTTGACCGTGAGAAGCGAATCGAAGAAAACACTTTCTTTGCGAAGCTCGAGACTCTTCGAGCTTCCAATGCCGACGCCAATACGATCAACTCGTTTATTGACGCCCACAAACCGAAGATGTACGATCCGAGCGAAGTGGTGACTCGCTCGAGCGCGCTCTACGCCTTCGTTAACAACTCCACCACAAACAAATCCTAAGGAGAAAAATATGAAATCGATTATGCTTGCCACTGTTGCTATGTTCGGCTTCGTCGGCGCAGCTTCGGCACTTGACCTCGGTAATGGTCTTGCCCTTAACGCTGATCTTGTCAGCGAGTACAACACCGAGAGCACCGTGTTCACCTCGACCTTGACCCCTCATCTTGGCTATGCACCGATTGAAGGTCTTTCCGTTTGGGCAGAAACTGATATCGCTATCTACAATGGTGATCACCTCATCAAGTTCGATGGTGAAACCTTTGAAGGTGCGACGATCGGTGTGACCTATGTTCCAAACATCGACACTGGTTCGGTGAGTGTTGAACTTTATGTTGAAAACAACTTTGATGGTGACTTCAAGTATACCGACAGCGTTGTTGGTGTTTCGCTTAGCTTCTAATTAAACCATCGTGTGGTTACGTAATAAACCCGTGTGGAGCCATGGTTAGCTCCACTTTTTATTGCATTGTTACAAAACAATATTACAATGTTAATACGTTTGTTACAATCATGGTATAAATTGATCATGTGAGGAAGCAAACCGCAAGCCTCTCGTCGTGGAGAAATTGAATGAAAGTATTTTTACTTAGCACTACATTAGCTTTGGCTGTTGCATCAACTGCGTTCGCAAGAGACAACGTTCAAGTAACGGGATCATCTACTGTTCTTCCATATGCTACTATCGTTGCAGAAGCGTTTGGCGAAAACTTTGACTTACCAACACCAGTTGTTGAAGGTGGTGGTTCTGGGGCTGGCCGTAAAAAGCTGTGTGAAGGAACTGGCGAAACTACCGTTGATATCGCTAACAGCTCTTCAAAGATGAAAGAAGAAGAATGGGCTGCATGTGAAGCTGTAATCGGTAAAGTGACTGAAGTCCGCATTGGTTATGATGGCATCGTGTTTGCATCAAACATTGACAAGCTCAGTATTGAAGATCTGACTCCTGTTCACCTCTACAATGCACTCCATGAGAGCAGCACTGCAAAGCTTTGGAGTGATATTGATCCAGCGCTTCCAGCAATTGATATCCTGGCGTTCATTCCAGGCACTAAGCACGGTACACGTGAAGTATTCGACGTGAAGGTGATGGAAGCAGGTTGTAAAGAAGTACTCGGTGTCGAGAAGCTTGATGACGATCAAAAGAAAGCTTGCCATGCAGTACGTACTGACGGTGTAGCTGTTGACATCGATGGTGACTATACCGAAACCCTCGCTCGCCTTGACGCAAATCCAACTGCACTCGGTGTGTTTGGATTGAGCTTCTATCAGAATAACACCAACAAACTTGAAGTTACTACTGTGAACGGTGTATTCCCAAGTGTAGAGACTATCGCAAGTGGTGACTACCCAATTAGCCGTCCGCTCTTCTTCTACGTGAAGAATGCACACCTTGGTGTTATCCCTGGACTAAAAGAATACGTTGAGTTCTTCGTCAGTGACGAGATGGCAGGTCCTGATGGTGCTCTCGCACAATACGGATTGGTTCCAGATCCAGAACTCGCAACCACCCAAGCTGAAGTTTCTGCTATTGAATAAATAGAAGGAATACTTCTTAGGGTGCAAAATGGAAGACTTCCAGGCATGGCAATCATATCCGCATATGAGACATTGGTTCAACAAGTTATATCTTGCATCACGTCTTGGATATGATTGCGCGCCTGGAGGTGTTCCTCCAAGTAAGTCTAATTTTTATTGTGTGAGACCGATCTATAATTTAGACGGCATGGGTGTAGGTGCCAGAAAACAGTGGATAGAAGCTGAAGACAAGCAAGGTGTAGAGCCTGGATATTTTTGGTGTGAGTGGTTCGACGGTGATCAGTACTCAATAACTTACAGGGCTTCTGACTTCTTTTCATATGATCAAATCTCTTGCTACAAAGCTGAACGAGATATTGATCAACTTTTTCGTTTCAAGAGATGGACACGATCTGATCATAAATTTATGATTCCGGCTGCTATTGAAGAAGAACTCGTGATGTCAGGTGTTGGAGTAGTCAACATCGAGGTGATCGGTGGCAAAGTGATTGAGATTCACTTTCGTGATACACCAGATCCTGACTACGACGAGTTGATTCCAGTTTGGTCAGATGAACAACAAGTAGTTGACATTTATGAGAAACTGGGTTATACTTGGATAGAAGCCCCAGATAATTCAAATGGATTCCTAACCACCCATCGGTTGGGCTTCATGGTCAAATAGGAGTGTGAATGCTTATATCAACATTTTTCAAAGAAAACGCCCAGTCTGCACGTGCTGAAGTTTTAAGAAACGAGGCTGGTAAGTACTACTACATCGATTATTATGATGCGGGTGGTAACAAATTCTACACAGAAACATTCCCCGGGAAGTCAGTACACTACGTTGAAGATGCTGCAGAAAACTGGGCGCTCAACGTAAAGGTATTACACGGATAATGCAAGTAGAACTGACAGCGGAAAGTATTCTCCGTGAAGTCAGCAAATACGTGAACGATGAAGTCTCATACATTGATGCACTAGTTCATTACGCTGAAGTTCACGGAATCGAAATCGAAGTTATTGGCGACATCGTACGTCGAAGCCAGATTATGAAGGCAAGGGTACATGAAGACGCCGAGAAACTCAATCTTGTAGAAAAAACACAGAGGTTACCAATCTAATGACGTATTCGACGCGAGATGCTTTTGAGATCTATATGTATTATCTCGCGTTGAAGAGGCACTTCACCACTGAGTATGATTACTTCAAGTACAATGGTAAGGTGAAGGCCTCTCAACAATCCTTCGAGAACCGAAAGGACAAGTTTCAGTTCTACAAACTCTCGAAGCGCAAGGATGCAAAAGAATTCATCCTTGCAAATATGATCTTTGATCCAACACTTTGGATCGGAGACCTTCTCGACAATGAGAAGGCAGAAGAGGTCTACAACGAATGGGCACGTAAGCAGCAGACACTGTCTTACGTGTTCAAGAACGACCTCAACGAGTTGAACGACGACTTCAACTCAAACTTACTCGTGCCGGATGGGCAGCATCCTCGACTCCTACAACTGTACAACATGCGTCGAATCAACATCGAGACGTTGGTAATCATCGACGATATGGTACACAATTTTTCTTACTGGGAGCGAAAAATTGCTGATCCAATCATCTTCCCGAGTATAAATAAGTTTGTCGGCAAAGTAAGACCATTCATCAGATACGATAAGTCAAAGATGAAAGCAATACTGCTCGACAAATTCACACAATCGCAACAAGCCGCTTAAAATCGCATACAATCGCAAAGGATATACACATGTCAAATAGCTTCGCAGCTCTCAAAAAAGCCCGTTCGTCTTCGTTCGACAAACTGAACCAGCAACTTCAAAAGACGGTCGGCGGCCAATCCAATAACAACGATGACAAGTACTGGAAACCCGACGTCGACAAGGCCGGGAATGGGTATGCTGTTATTCGCTTCTTGCCTGCCCCAGAAGGTGAGGATGTTCCGTTTGTTAAGATGCACGACCATGGTTTCCAAGGTCCGGGTGGATGGTACATTGAGAACTCGCTGACTACCCTTGGCCAAGACGATCCGGTTTCCGAGCACAACTCGAAGCTCTGGAACTCCGGCAATGAGGCCGACAAAGATATCGCGCGTAAACAAAAGCGCCGTACAAACTTCCATGCCAACATCTATGTTGTAAAGGACTCTGCTAACCCTCAGAACGAAGGTAAAGTATTCCTTTTCAAGTTTGGCAAGAAGATTATGGAGAAGCTTCAGGAAGCTATGAACCCACAGTACGAAGGTGAGACTCCGGTCAATCCGTTCGATATGTGGGAGGGTGCTGACTTCAAACTGAAGATTCGTAACTACGAAGGCTACCGCAACTACGATCGCTCTGAGTTCTCTGAAGCCGGTCCGATGACTAACCCTAAAGGTGAAGCTCTGTCCGACGAACAACTCGAAGAGATCTGGAAGCAACAGCATTCTCTGAAGGAGATCGTTGATCCTAAAAACTTCAAGACGTATGATGAACTGAAAGCAAAGCTTTACAAGGTTCTCGGTCTTGATGGCAGCTCGCACGCACCCATGAAACCCGCTGCTGAGGACGACGAGGAGATGGACTTCACTCCTAAGTTTAAGGAGCGTAAAGCACCTAAGCAGGAAGAGGCTCCATCTCCATCATTCACTCCATCGCTTGATGAAGATGACGATACACTCGACTTCTTCAAGAGTCTTGCGGCTGGTGACTGAGTCAACGAGAAGGAGCCTTCGGGCTCCTTCTTTATATTAGTGATAGATCATGGCATACAAAAGAACATCAAAAAAGACCGGCGGAACAACAAGAAGAACTCATACCATCAATACAAATGGTAGTGAGACGAACTCATTTTCGCAAGGTACAAAGAACTTTCGTACTACATACTCAAACAACTCTAAGACCGGTAGTAAGGTAACTCAGACCTATCGTGACGGTGGAGGGTTTATCCATACAAGAGTCTTAAGCAAAACAAAATCTGCTGCGGCTCTTGAAAGAGAACACAAACGCGAAAGGAAGTTCTGGTCAAATTTGTTTGGATCAAAGAAGAAACAGAAGAACAAAAGCCCAACACTAGGCAATTACCTTGCATTGGGCGTATTGATCTTCTTTTTAGTGTTATATCTTAGATCGGCATGAACGCATTCAGACTCGTATGAGGTGCTGCGTTAATAATTGTGGTTGAACTACTTGACATGTTCGAGGTTGAGCCACCATTCACGACAGTAGGAGCAGATATAACGGTCTTAGCACCACTGTTAGCGGTAGCATTCTCGTTGAGGGCTGCCGCTTTTTGTTCTGCAAGAGTTTGTCTCTGCGTAGCGGTTTCACGATCAACCTGAGCTAATTTGGCGCTAGTACCCGATGCTCTGGAGTCAACTTCTGCCTTAGCAGCGGTAACATCTTCTGGTGAAACTAGAAGGCCAGTAGGATCGTACTCAGCAATCGTTGAGAGAGCCATGTACTTAATCTTAGCAGGGATAGAAGCGATCCAATCCCCTAACATAATGAAACCCTTCTTGAGCTTTGCAGTGATGTCGATCCACACTTCCTGTGCATAGAACCACATGCGATCAGGAATAGCACCAACGTAGTCACTGAACTCTTTGAACTTAGTTGAAATGTACTCAGAAGTAGAATCCCACGTATCGCTAATATATGTAGTTAAATCAAAAAGTACACTACCTTCTTCCCACTTAAATTGATTTGCTACCCATGCACCGGCTGATCTTACAAAGTCAAAGATTCCACCGACCATGCTAGTAAAGATCTCAGTGAAACTGAATGAATCAAGCACCTCTGCTGCGTTCTCAAAGCCTAGCTTACCGACAATCCATGAACCAACACTCTTGATCAAATCGAGTGGCTTAGTGACAAGCGAAGTGACAAATCCAACAATACCACCTTCAAGTGCGCCCAGCCATCCGCCTTCAGCGTATCCGTCTAAAGCACCTTTGATCGTATCGAACGCCGTTAGGATGATAGTCAATGGATAGAACAGTTTACCTACTACACCTGAGACTGCTTTGATAGTTCCACCAAAGCTTCCCAAGAGTGATCCGATCATCCCAAAGCCAGACTGTAGACTCTTACCTATGCCAAGCAAAGAGTTGAGCATTTTGCCAGCTTCCATGAAAGGTGTAACAACATACCTCCCAACGGTCTTAACAAAGTCAATTGCTTTCACTAATGCTGGGTTTTGTAGGGCAAGACTGATGTTCATGAACATCGCAAGGATAGGGCCACGAATAAATTTCATGCCATCCATAAGTGTTGTACCAATTGTCTTACCGATTGTCATGATTGAACCAACGATCTGGCTCTTCATAAAGTCGAGTGCTTTGACAACAAAGCCTGGTGTAAAGAACTTAAGTGCTTTGATCCATCCGGTGAAAGCACCTGCAAGAGCTCCGATGGCTGCAGCGCTCAACCCTAATAAACCCGACAGATCGATCGCAGCTTCTTCATTAGCTACTTCGTCTAGTGGTGCAGTCCGATCTCCTCTAGGTTCTTTTCTTTTTCCACCTACACCAGCGGTATCACCAGTTCTCTTAGCATCTCTCAGCATTTCATTCAAGACGTTCGCTTCATTCGCGAGTTGATCAGTCATTATCATGAACAACTTAGTTTGAGTTTCCAGTTCGGAATGAATTGACTTAAGCACATCAGTGAAGATGTCGACTTTGACTTCAACTGTCTTAATTGAATGAGCCCCTTCATTACGTAACAGGACGCCTTCTCGCTTAACACGATTGATCAGATCTTGAATCGTTCCTTCGCTCACTTTTGTTGTTCCTTTTGTGATTCAATGAACTCGAGAAGCATGCTAAAGTAAATGTCCCGTTCATACGGTATTAGGTTTTCAATCTCGCTTATCTGGTATTTATGGTGCTGAGCCAAACCAAAGACCATTTTATAATAAACGCCTAGCGTTATATGGCTCAGCGTCAGATAAAAAAAGTCTCCATACCTTCAGCAACAAATGTCTTTTCGACACCATTTTTGTTCTTGTACTTCTTTTCATACCGCATGACAGGCATCGTGTCAAAGAACGTTTTGATCTTCATTGCTACATCTGCGGTAAGAGAATCAAGAAAGTCGGTTACTTCTTGTTCAGTGAAGTCTTTAAGTTTATAGACTTGATCACCATCAACTACTGATTCGATACATTCGACCATGATTTTATATAGATCATTTGAAGACTTTTGTTGTTCAGGGTCAACGTTTTCAATGTATTCAATTGTTGGATACCGCATCTGAAGTGCAATAGTATCTGTGATGTTGATAACTTTGTTATGATCTTTTGAACGCTTGATCTCGATATCATTGATGTCTATTGTTAATTCAATTGATTCATTTGTGTCGGGATCTTTAATGTTGAAGGTGACTTCGTTGTTCACTGATTTTGCACGAATATTCAATAGTACATATTGCAAATCAAATGTCGCAAGAGAATTAACATCAATATCTTGAAGGCAATTATTCAAAATTTGTTTAATTGCTAAAACAATTTGCTTTGAGTCTTGTGATTCCTGCGCAATGAGAAGAATCTTTTCTTCTTTTACTGTGAATGGTCGAAACTTAACTCTTTTATTTGTAGATGGGATAGTCAATTCAAAAAGTGGTAAATCAATACGGGGTAGTCCCATGCCAAAACTCCATTATAGTGCGTTAAACACCGTTGTTACATTAGTAAGTTGATTGATAGCGTCCTGCACATTACGAGGACGATCGATTTGACTGATCGCTTGAGCGAAACCATTAGCCGCTGAGATGTAACTCAATAGGCCATTTGCGCCATTGTTTGGCTGTACAACTTGACCGAGTTCAACGCCATCTGCTTTAAATTTGTCGAAAGCAAATCCAACCGGCAGGGTCATGACTTCACCTTGATTTTCCCATGATTGGTCGAGTTGGCCAATCCCAATAGGAAATGCGTTACCAAACTTGTAATGATAGGTGTAGCTCGCGTCATGGCCGGAGTAAACAAGAATCTCGATCGTTGCGGCGTAGTCTTCCTTATACGCAAAGTGATACGGAAGCTTACCCTGACGATCGGCTTGTTGATAGCCATCATATGAGTTGAAGTTGACGATTGACTGCATCCACTTCTTGAAGAACTTCATCGTCGAGAATTGGCTATCTACCATGAAGATCAACGATAGATCACCGTACTTCAGATCAACCGGACGCCTTTCATGTGTACCAAAGCCATGTGGTTGGAACTCAGCAAAGTCAATGTTCATGCCAGGAATAGATGCAGACTTACACAGGAATGTCAACTCTCTTGTACTGATGTCTTGCTCAAGATAACTGAGAGTGTTTGGTAGACTGATGCGAGTCAAGAATAGGTTATTCTTTGCGAGACCTTTTCTAGCGACCTGTGCTTGAAATTCGTTGATGTTGAATGCCATGATAGGACCTTATGTAATAAGCTTCTTAGACTCCGCCCAAACTTTCTGCTTGGTCGCACCTTGGAATCGTTCAAGTGGAAGAAAGAGTGCTACGTCCCACTCTGATGGATAGACGTAAAGGAATCGACTACGAACCTGCTCAGACAGATAGTGCTTAACACATGGTGCAAAGTACTTATACTTCGAGGCGCTATTCAGTATGTTGTAGTTGAACTTAAGCTTTGTGGTCTCGTCGTACTTATCATTATTCGCAACATCATAAAGAGCGTCCATCAACTTTGCACGATAGTTCAGTGGAAGGTAGTGCATGTTGATTCCCATGAATCCACCTGGAACTTTCTTATATGGAAACACAAGAGGGAAGCGGTCGTAGTATGGAAGAGTTGCTTTATGTTTTGGATCGTAATAGTACATGTACATGGAGCCAACCATGATCTTTGAAGTAAGACGTTCATTGCCGCCTTTCATCAACTTAGTCTCATCTACACGCTTGTACTCTTGAGCAGTATTGCGATACCACTCACGTGCAGACTCCGTGCGCGCAGGCATCTGCCCGGCACGTACACCTTTCGTCAAGATAGTATCAAATATCAAACTCATGTTACTTTCCGAATAGTTGCTTCTCTGTCATGATCTGGAAGACCCAACCACGATCAACACAGTATTCCTTTGCCGCTTTCCACTTAGCTTCATTCACACCCCAAGTCATGACCTCCGTAAGGTATTTGCGACTTGGTCGACCCTTTGCGGTCTTAGCTTTATCTGGGCTCGGTGGTCTTGTTTGTGCGTCTGGTTTAATCTCGATCAGGACAGTTTGTTTCTTTCCTTCAATATTTATCTGTTCTACATAAACGTCAGGAAAGTATCTGTGCCAGCGACCATCAATTGGTGACTTATACGGAATAATGATCTCTTCACTACCCCACTTCAATACATTTGGGTGTGAATCAAGATACATAAATAGGCGTAGTTCCCAGCTCGAGCGATACACAATATTAGTAGGATCGCCTTTGTACTTTTGTGGGTTTCGTGGCTTAAAGAAGCCCTGATGATAAGCCATGGAATTCCGTATAAATATCTCAAAGGATATGCCTATTTATAAGGATTAGTCATGAGTGACATCAGACTCGGTTGGGAACCTGCGGAGGCAGTCGTATCCAACGCAAGAGAATCAAATCAGCGATTCGACATGTCTTTCCCAAAAGACATTGGCGAACATGGGATGTTGCTTAAGTTTAGTAAGTATAAGTTTGGCGGTCTAGGTAGTATAACCGGTGAAAGTGTTGGTTCAATTCTTCTGCCCATTCCTTCAAATATTCGTGAAAGTTATAGCGTTGAGATTGGGCCAGCAAGTATAGGCCTTGGAGGCATGCTTGCTGCTGAAACATTAAATAGTGCAGTTGACGTGAACAGTGTTATCAACTCTTTTGCAAACACCGGGCCTTCATCGCTTGTATCAGATCCTGTTGCTGCAGCTAACTATTTCATGAAAAGCGGTTTAGCTTCAACTGTAGCAGGAGCAGCAGGTGGTATCGCTGGAGGAGTAGGTGGAGCAGTGCTCGGTACACTTGCAGGACAAGGTGCGGCTGGCAGTGCACTTGGAGATGCGTTATCACTTTCATCCGGCACTGCATTGAATCCTCATACAACCGTGATGTTCAGAGGTATGAACCTACGTAGTCATAACTTTGAATGGACCTTCTCACCAAGAAGTCAAAGCGAAGGTGAGATCCTTCGTAAGATCATCAGAGCAGTGAAGAGAAATACTCTTCCTTCGTATCAATCCGCAGGTGGAGAACGTTCTGGTACAGCACTTGATAGAATTCTATTGAAGTATCCAAGTGTAGTAGATATCAGTTTTGTTGGGCTTGATCAATCGTATTTCTTTGAATTTAAGACTTGTATGATCACTCAAGTAGAAGTCGATTATTCACAAAATGGTAATGCGTTCTTTGCTGGAGCAGCTGGGGCTAAACCAGTGATGATTCGATTTGCTATCAATCTGATGGAATCAAAGATTCATACGGCAGAAGACTTCGACACTGGAGCATAAGATGTCAGACTATTTCAAGCTTTTTCCGACAACTACATATGACAATCGATTAGTCACAGATATCACTCGCCGCCCGAGAATCGTCGAGCAACTCGCGACTGACCCATATGCGATTCTTCCATACGTAGTCAAGGAAGGCGAACGACCAGAGGATGTTGCTTATTACTACTACGGTGATCAAAACAAAGTGTGGATGGTGTATCTCGCAAATAACATCGTAGATCCATACATTCAATGGCCACTCGACGATCAGAATTTATATTACACTCTACTTAAGAAGTATGAAATCTCTGGACTATCTTTTACAAGTAGTAATGTTAATATTGATGCTAATACAATAACATTAACTTCACATACTCTTAAAACAACTGATCCGATTACGTTTACTGCAGGATCTGTATCACCATCTCCATTAGTTTCTGGCACTACTTACTACGCAATCTTTGTCGATGAGAACACGATTAAACTTGCGTCGAGTGCATCAAACGCAATCAATGGAACTGCGATTAATCTTACTTCGGTTGGTGATGGGTCCTTTACTCGTGACATGACTGTGTTTTTTAATAGCACACAGATCACAAGTAACATTGTACATGCAGTAAACAATACTGATTCAAATCTTAAGATAACATATGATACTTATCAGTATGGTGGAGTCGTTACATCAGAATGGACTGTTGTTCGAACATATGAATATGAGATTCAACAAAATGAAAACAAGCGTCACATCTTTTTGATTAACCGTAATTACGCGCAACAACTACAAAAAGACCTAAAGAAGGTGATTAATGAGTAATGGTGAACTCAAACAAGCTGGTCACTATGCGCTGAAATCGTTCTTTATTATTAAGAACGATGGTTCTAAGGTTGACATCGCGAAAGTGATTCACAAGTTCAACATAGTTGAATCGATGTCTATGGGTAGCGTAAGAGGCTCAGCAGTTGTTTACGATTCAAATGACTTGATCACTCGGTTTCCAATCAAGGCAGAAGAATATATTGAGATCACATACTCTGATTACTACGATAACGAACTTGTAGAAACATATTTTCTGTACTCAGTTACAGATGTAGGTTATGCGAGTGATGCTGAAAATATGATCAAATACACTCTCAACTTTGTATCTCTTGGTAAGTTGTTTTCAGAAAACTTCAGAGTGGCAAAAGCATATCGACCAAATGGTGGAAGTGGACTCATTAGTGATTACATTAAAGAGATCTTTGATGAATACTATGTGAGACCATTATCAGATGTGAGTCTTCCAAAGAAAGAAATTGAAGTAGAACCAACCGTTGGTTCTCAATCCTTTGTCATACCACGTATGACTCCAGAACAAGCGATGTATTTCTTTTCGCGTAAAGCGTTCTCAAGTAATAGCAAGAGTCAATCATTTCGCTTCTTTGAAAACAGAAATAAGTATTACTTTGCAACAAATGAGTATATGGTTGATTATGTTTCGAAGGGCGGAGTAAGTTCAACGATAGGTCTAGATCCAACTATTGCCCTGCGAATAGGAAAGCAAGCGACGACCATTCCTATCTTCCGTCGCAACTATGCAGCAGATAAAACCGCTGATGGACAAGAACTTGCGATGAGTCGACTTATTAATATTGACTTTGGTATTAAGACTGATACGATTGACGATATTAACAGTGGCGCATATTATAGATCATCATATGAAATCGATATGATCAATGGCACTCTGAATAAGTTTGACTACAATCACTTTGATTACAGTGAAGACAATCTATCGTTTCCACATGATAGATCGTTTGTTGATCAAAGAATTAATAAACCAAAAGAACGATTCATCATTAAAGATTATGCTTCTCCAGGTAATCCTGGTGGTTCTAATGTTCCACCCGATAAAAACTATTCAACTCTTCATAATGTAAAGACTTCATACTTTTATCACTATCAGAAGAATAAAGTAAGCGCGACTATCTATGGTCGAAATACTCTCTTCGCTGGACTCGCTATAGATATAGAGTTAACTAAACAAGCAGTCGGTTCCGATACGACAGATAAAAGAGATGATGAAAGAAGTGGAAGATACATTATTGAATCGATTGAAAACTCGTTTGACGAAAACATCTTTACTCAGAAATTGGTATTGTCGAGAAGTGGAATTGGCGCATGATTGGTGAAAATGGGTTCGAAAGTCTAATATGGTTTATGGGATTTGTCGAAGATAACGCAGATGTGCTCAATGGTCGCGTTCGTGTTCGAGCATTCGGGTTTCATCCGCCTGTAAGTGATGGCACAGTCTTGACTGAGGATCTTCCTTGGGCACACGTTGTTCGCGACAGTAAGTTCTCAAGTATTCCAGACCTAGGAGACATGGTCATTGGATTCTTCCTTGACGGAAGAGACGCTCAGCACCCGGTTGTTCTCGGTACGATCAATAGTGCTAAGTTCTCAGCACCTTCTTCAGTACCAGGGTATAATCCAGAGTCATATAGCCCAGACGGCACTCCAGGTGTATCTGGTGAGGGAGCAGGCGGTACTGACCGCGCACGGTATGCTTATCAATACTTCATCAACAAAGGCTTTACACCTGAGCAGGCTGCAGGTATCGTGGGTAACCTTCAAGCAGAATCAGGTGCAAACCTAGATAGTCTCTATAACCCTGCGGGCGGAGGCACAGGCGCGCGCGGCATTGCCCAATGGAGAGGTGCAAGAACACAAGCATTTGTTGAACGTTATGGCACGACACCAGATCTTGCAACGCTTGATCAACAACTTGACTTTGTGATGTACGAATTTAATACGACTGAAAGCAAAGCATACAACGCAGTGAAGAGTTCATCGACTGCTGCAGATGCTGCGTCTGCATTTGATAGCTTATTCGAACGCAGTGGCGGTGGAACGATTCAGAAGCGTGTGAACAACGCTTCATCTCTATTAGCAGAATTCGCTGGCATACAACCAGAACCTTTTACCGAAGGACGAAATCCATATCTTGCTCCTTCTCAAGACGTAGTGAATAACTACGGAAATCCTGCGCTTCCACCCGCGATTCATGGCGAGAACTTTGAATTCACTGCTGCATTACCAGCATCAGCTGCACGAAGAAGTGGAACAACTGCTTCGGGTTCACCAGTAGATGAACCTGGTGTTCCACTTCCAGGAGGCAAGGATACTTCTGTATGGGAAACTCGTTATGGTGGATCTTCAGTTGTTCTTTCCGGAAAGAACACTACTGATGAATACATCCACATCATTCACGCGAGTGGATCACGTGTAACTCTTGATGGTAATGGTAACGTCACTATCAAAGCGATGGGCAAACTACACTTAGGTTCCGAGAACAACATTGAAGAAAATGCCGATGGCGCAAAAATTGGCATATATCCAAAGGGTTATACTGTTGATATCACCGATGGTAAATGTAACATCACTTCGACAGGTGATATGAACCTTACTTCAAAGAGTAATCTTAACATCAACGTTGGTGGTAGCCTTGCAATTAATGTTGGTGAATCAATTGACATTGCAGGTGCTCGTGTCGCAATGACTGCAAAGGTCGATGCGCTTGATCTGTTGGCTGCTAAAAAAGTGGTGCTCGAGTCGTCAGGTGGATCGGTTGGCATTAAGAGTACGAGTCCAATGTATCTTCAAGCTTCGGGTGAAATCAATATTAAGAGTGGCGGCCAAGTCAAGGTCGGTGGTTCTCAGATTCACCTCAACTCTCCAGGATCTGCACCAGCCGATGCAATCACTGCAGTCGCGGCTTCTACCGCATCTGCCGCTGCTCCGGCAAAAGGTGTGGCATCTGACGACTCAGCTTCAGCTGACTCGACACCTGTAGGAATTTCCACCGACATGGCAGACGAGCCAAGTGTCGACTCTAGTAA